TCGCGCTTGATTATCGCTGCGTCACGGGATGTCGGCTGCTGGAGGTACTGCGCCGCCCACTGGAACCCCGGCATTGAGGCTTTAGTTTTGAGCAGGCTCTCGACCGGCCATTGTTCCGGCCAGAGCGCGGTATACCGCTCCTCTTCTGGTGCCGACGCCGGGGCGTCCGCGCGCTCAAACAACGCCGGAAACTCAACGATGTCCCACTGGTCGGAGCCGGGGTTACGGATCATATCCGTCTGCAACTTGCCAATCAGGTCCTGCTCCGCCCAGCGTGTTGCGACTACCGCAACAGCACCACCGGGCATCAGTCGGGTGCGGGCACCGTAGGCATACCACTCGTACGCCTTCTCGAACACCTCGAAGTTCCCGTTCAGGACATCCTGCTCGTTGTGAGGATCGTCGATCACGAGCAAGTCAGCACCACGACCTGCGATCGCACCACCAATACCAATCGCGAAGTAAGTCCCGCCCTTGTTAGTGTCCCACCGGCCAGCCGACTTAGAGTCCGCGGCGAGGGCCACGTCAGGGAAGATGGTTTTGTATTCCTCGGAGTTGACGAGGTTTCGCACCTTACGACCGAAGTCCACCGCCAGATCAGCGGTGTGCGAGACCATCATTATCTTTTTAGCTGGAAAATTTCCAATGAACCACGCCGGGAAGAAGATACTGGTTAGTTGAGATTTACCCATACGCGGTGCGATTGACACCGTGACGCGGGATTTGCGCCCGTGGGCCATATTTTCAAGCAGTTGTGCCAATTTTTTGTGGTGAGGCCCTACTTTGTACTCCGGCATCATCATTTTGGCGAAATCAAGCAGGCTTGAGCGGGCAGCTTTAGCCGTTTTACGCGTCTCTAGCTCCTCCAGCACGGTGAGGAGCTGAACTTGCTCCGCTTTTGGCATGGTTGGCAGCTTTTTGAGGAGAACCTCGATCTCCTGCGGGGTTAAAACGCCAGTGTTTACACCTAATTCAGCCGCTGCGCCCATTTTAGAGTTGTTTTAGCAGGTCGTCGGCGGTAACTGTCTGCGCCAGACGGTGTGCTTCGTGATCTTGGTTGGAAATTAGGACCCCGTCCTCGATTTCTTCGGCTTCGCCGTCGATCAGACGGGTCAATTTCGCCCGCAGGAGGTCAGTCAGCTCTTCGGTTGACTGATTTTTGATGGTGATTTCCTTCCGCTCCGCGAAAAGACCCACGTCGCTGATCTTACCCAGCAGTTCATAGGCACGGAGGCGGATTTTTGGGTCCGGGTCTGACGTTTCCTCCAGCAGGCGGTTGGTCACGTAGTTCCGCATCTGCTGGGCGTCGTGGATTATTGAGTGGTCATACTCCGTCAGGAGCGCCTCTAGCTTGAGCATCACCCCCGGCAGTGTCCGCTCGTACTTCGTAGGGGTGCGGGCTTCCTCAAATATCTGCTGGGCACGCACTTCATCCTCGGGCTCGACGGTAATTTCGTCGTCACCGAGCTCGAGTAGCAGATTAGCAGTATTAGCAGCCGCGAATATTTCCTCACGGTCGGTGAGGCGTGGCTTTTCAACGGCGTCGAACGGCACCGTTTCTAGAGGAGGGATCAGCCCTTCGGCATCCTCAAGCAGGTAATCTAGTGTCATTTTGCGTAGCTTGGAAGGTTTTCCGGCTAAGTTGTTGAAAATATATATGGGGGGTGTAGCAAAAGCAAGGGGACCCTAGAAAAAGAGGGGGGTGGGTCGCCCGCCGAGCGCAGGCTGGCTGGAAACGAAGGGGGGGAGGGGGGTCGGGGAAAAATTTAGAGCTGAATTTGAGGCGGAGGTTTTGAAAAAATTTGGTGGTTGTTTGTGTGGAATGGCATGTATAGAAATGAGTTACGCCGCGCCGAACTTTGGGGGTGCGGGGGTGCGGAACGGTCATATTACGGTCACGACGGTGGGAGGGGGCTTAACAAAAGCAGCGCGTGCCTTTGTTATTTGAATATTTAAGTGGGATATGGGACAACATAAGTACAGGCAAACGGTTTGCCTGTATCGCGCAATCTCGCGCATTTAATTTGTAAGGAAAAAACATGAAAGCATATACCAAAACCCTCGCGACCAAGCTCGGCACTATCGCCCACGGTGTCGCAATCGCTAGCCAACGCCTAGACGGTGTAGAAGCGGAACTGGAATCGCTCGGAGCAGACGGCGCGAAAGCCATTGTCGAAGGAATGGGGTTGCAGTCCGGCGATTCGCTGCCGTACGCAGTCCACTTCGACAAGTTGCGCGCTGATTATCGCGGTGCGTTCTTTTCTCAGCTGATTACCGATACCGGCAACGCGCTGGAGGTGCTTGAGAAACGCTATGGTTCAACATTCAATACGCAATGGTCGCGTGTTCGGAATGAACTTGGCGAGTACGGCGTTAAGCTTGAGCAGGCTGAAAGCAAGGCAGCGAAGGCGATGGATGAATCGCGCCAGCGCCGTCTTGATACTGGCGAAGCCATCGCGGCCATCGCCGAACGCGAAGGCGTGGATGACCTGATCGCGGTGCAATCCTACGCTAATGCGCACGGTGCCAAGCTTGGCGATGCGCTGAAGGCGATCGAAGCGTACCGCAGCAAGCAGGCAGCAGACGAAAAGCGCGAGCGCGCTGGACTGATCGCTGAGATTCGCGAAGCAATCAAAGGCGATAATGGCGCGGCCATTCCGCTGGAAGTGCTGCGCGAAGCAGCCGACTTGCTCAGCGCATAAGGCCTGAGCCATGACCGCACGCGAAAGCGTGCGGTCATTTTTTAACAAAAGCACAGCGTAATTCTGTTAAACATTGAGGATTAAAAAATGCAAACACAAGACGAAATAATCGCGCGTCGAGTATTAAATCGAATAATCGGCGATCCGAGTAAATGGGAGAAAGGCCTGACAATCTGGCAACTGCGCGACATGATAGCAGCGCATTGGGCATGGTACGAAACGGCAAACAAGTAGCCCGATGGGCGCACGCGAAAGCGTGCGCCCATTTTTTTGGCCCTGCGGGAACGGTCAGAGGCCTTCGATACGGTCACAGTCTTCGCTACGCTCGACTGCGCATCATCTGTTCGCTTCCGCGCTCGCTACGCTGCGCGCTACGCGAACCCGCGGCGTTCGCTGCGCTCACAAGCCTCGCTTCGCTCAGCATCTAGTACCGCCATGCGGCGGCTTCGCCTATTGTCGCATGGCGGTACGGTCAGCTTGTCAAGAGAGTAGGTCCCTGCCTATTTTTTAGGCAAAACAAAAGCACATCGAGCTTCTGTTACTTTTTGAAAAATCAAATTTCTGGGTAGCACGAGTTGGCACGCGGTGGTTCGGTCAGACTGAGTTAGTCCGCACGGTGTGGAGCATTTCGCGCAGGATGGCGTAAGCCCTTGATTGTTGGGCATTGTTCCGACTGTTCCAAAAATGGGCGATTTGTTCCACGCATGGAACGGCGCAAGTGGTTGATTGGCAAGGGTTGTTCCGGTTGTTCCTTCTTCTTATATTATTTATAGTTATTATTATTTTTTTATTTTTTACGGAGAGCGACCGCTCAGGCGCCGGAAGAAAAATTTTTAACCGACCTCAATATTTGGTACAACGGAACAGCCTGTGGATAACCCCATTTTCCGCTTGCCGTTCAAGAACTTGCACTGTTCCACGCGGAAGGAACAATCGGAACAACGCGGCCAAAACGAGCAACCTGCTCCCCGAAAAGCCTTGCCGTGCTTAGTGTTCCGACTGTTCCGTGGCCTTGCATCCTGCGCCTTACACTTCCTAACGGGTGAGCGCCCCACGACCACACCGCTGCGCGCTGCGCCGCGCTCAGATACTCTGCGCTCGCTACGCTATAACAAAGCAGCGCATACCACTACAAAGCAGCCAGCACTTGATTTTGGCAGCCACTTTGGTATAATAATAATGTGAAAGTCTAAGTTTTTTCAGGGGCAACGGCGCGAATGCAGCACCACAAGCTGCCTATCAGCCTCCGCATAACAGAAGCACACCGTGCTTTTGTTGCCCAAACTGAAAGCCTTAACTTTCTAAGCCGGAACGAAAAACGCAAACTTCGTTCTTTTGTAACTTTTTAATAGTGAAGATTTTACTTAGAGGGCCAAACTATGAACAGGGAATACACCCCCACTACAGTCAGCTACTACAACAGGACTGACGAAGATAGCACCATCATGTACGCGCTGCTCGCTCGCCAGACACGGAAAGAGGAACGCCGCCGCCACATGGCGAGGGCCGGCACTAACCGCGCCTTCATAAACCCACGCGCACTGACAGATCGCCACCTCGACCGCGTGGTAAGCCACTACTTTGATTCGTTGAACATTTAAGGGGTTTGAGATGAAAAACCTCGCCTACTTCGTGCTGGGCCTCGGCGGTATCGCTTGGGTCTGGCTTTTAACTTACCTGTGGACAACTAACGCCGCCTAATTAGACGGCACAACGGAGAACTGAGATGAACAGAGAACAGATGATTGATTGGCTGATCGGCGACGATATTTCAATAGTCAGAGATGGGGCGTGGGGCTATTTCGCGGACATTGTGAATGAGGGATTCAAAGGCTACCAAAGCTACACAGACGAAGAACTGCGCCTAGACATACTGGAGCGCGATCCCGACAACATGAGCGGCCACAACCTAAACACGGAGAACTGAGATGGAACATATATGGGCAGTCGCCGAGAACGGCGAATATCTCGGGGCGTGGACACCGTTCGCCTTTTTTACTGATGCGCAGAGCGCAGAAGAGTGCCGCGCAGATATTATCGCCGCCGAACGCGCCACCGCAGACAGCTTGCGCGTTATCCGCATCGAACTTAATCCAACATGGAGTAAATGAAATGAAAGTACGCGAATTGATTGACGCCCTGCAACGCAACTACGACCCCGAAGACGCCCTCGTGGTGGCGTGGTGGGATCGTGAGTATTTCGACACGTCAGACCTGACGCCTGAGCAATGGGTTGACGCTGCCGACTACTTGGACAGCGAGATGGATTGGAGCGGCACGCACGAGAGATTGAGCGATTTGCTGGCTGATTACTTGGACAACGTAGAGGAGGTTTAAGCCATGAACGACAAAGAGTATGAGGACGCTCTAACCGAGCTGGCCGAGGACATTATGGCTGCCTACTGCGTGTGGGTCGAGGACGACCACGACACAGGCTATGGGCATTACGAATTCAAACAACCGGAAAACTAAACCATGAACGACACCCAACCCAGCTACCACCTACACGGCAAAAACCCGATGCTGTACATAATCATGCACAACTTAATTATTCTGGGGGCATATTCACGCCCCGAGTGGGCCGCTGCCAAAGTGCAGCAGATACTGGCTGACGAAATCGACACCCGCGAGGACAGAGCCGCCCAATTCAAACTACAAAAGCCTGACGGTGCATACCTGCTGCGCACAGGTTACGACGAGGCGGACGAATTGGAGATCGTCTACCACCCGACACTTGAGCAGGTAGAACACACGATAACCGAGAGGTCAAACTTCCTCGGCGTAACCGTTGCTGGCATCGGCTCCAGCACCTACGCACTCAACATCATCCCTGTCCTGATGGACGCCTAGCGCCTGTCCTGATGGACGCCTAACGAAAGCACGGTGTGCTTCTGTTAGAAAATCTCAACACCTAAACATTTGAACAATCAACGAGGTAAAACTATGAGCATGAACAACATCAACCTAGACTACCAACACGATGGCGTGCACGCAGGTGTGGCCGAGGTGGAGTACGGCAAAGCCGCTGGGGGATCCAGCAACACCTACCGAGTAACCGTCCACTACGATGAAAGCTACGACAATCCGTGGGAGGCGTGGGATACCCAGCCACCGCTCACCTCGGTCTGCGGGAGAAACTTCACCGCTAACTACGGTCACGCCGACACGCCAGAGCTGGACAAGCTAAACGCGGA